TGTCAACGAACAGAATGTCTCCCTCTGGCTTCGGCAAAGATAACGCTTGGAAAGCGACTATAAAAGCTGCAGCAGGACGACCATACTTTCTATAAATGCAAGAAAGATGATAAAGAGGCTCCGCTCTGATAGGCCGCATCTCCCATGACTTGAGGAATGCGTCTGCGATCTGCTCGACGGGTTTTTGCTGCATTTCTCTGCAGATGCCGACACGGAGTTGCGCGAAGAACATTTCTTCATTCCATCCTCCCATCTCAACTCTCTTTTGGTATTCTTGTTCCGCAATGTCCCATCTGTGAGAATCGAATGCTGATTGCGCGAGATAAAATTGCTTTCTTTGCGAAGTCGGGTCTGTTTCCATTGCCTTCTTCAATAATTCGTAATCTTTCCAATATTTCTCTTGCTGAGTAGCGCATGAAATTGTTCGGTATCCTGCAGTTCTTACTTGGAAGGAATAGTTTCCAGATAAGTGCTGCACATTCATGGGCTGTTCGCAGAATGGGTATTCATGGATAGGCTCAACGTAATGCCAATTCTTGCGGGCAAGATTGAAGATCTGTGCTCGCTTCCATTCAAAATTTCCTCTGCGAATATTTACGGTATAACCGTCAATTTCATCATTAAAATCGGTTGGCATGTCACCTTCGATGTAATCGTCGGCATCGATCATGATCACCCATTTGCTCTTGCCTCTGCACATGTCAAGAGCCTTCGTCCTGTTTGCCCCGAAGTTTTCCCATTCGTGGTCATGGATTTCACCGGGCACGTTTACGGAATCGAAGTATTCCTTGATGATTTGCTTGGTATTGTCCGTGGATCCTGTATCGCAAATTACATAATTGTCAATGTATTTTGATAAAGATTGAATGCAATCTTTAATGATGTGCGATTCGTTTTTTACGATCATGCATAAGGTAATATTATTCATTATTCACTCCGAAAAGAATTTTCTCAATGTTCCTGTATTAAATTTTGGGATCAAGTCCCAGTCATCTCTTTCTTCGTATCTTAAAATTTTAATGCCATTAATTGGCATCTTATTTTTGATCTTTTCCTGATTCAGAACTTCAATCAAATCCCAGTCCTGAAGAAGGTTTACAACTGCATTTCTTCTGAGCAGATCTTCATCTGAAACATCCGACTTCAAGTTATCTAGCTTGAAAAGCTCCTTGAAATGAGCAATTATGTAATGGTCGTTCTTGTGCAATATATGGCAAGATTGATATAGAACTTTCTTGTTTTTTGGGCTAACTCCGATTCTTTCCAGAGTTTCCTTGATTACCAGATAATTCTCTTTTTTGGTAAGGCGAACGGGTACTCCCACGCCTTTGAATAAATCTTCATTTGAATGTGACATTTCAACTCCTGACGAACACTATTATTTATGTCCACCAGTAAATTGAGAATTTCTTATTTTTTCAAGTTTTTCCGGATTCAAAAGATCAATGATTTCCAAGGCTTTTTTCTCGGAAACCCCATATGCCTGTTTTACCAAATCCACATCCTGATCGTCTATTTTCTTCTGCCAAGGGGCAAACCGCTTTTTTGGCCTGACGGAATAGAGAAGGTAGTCGTATTGCAGCTTTCTATCCGCATTTCCCAGACAATTTATCTGATTTACGATGAAGATCGTGTCGGGAAAGTAAGAAAAACACCTGTTTACGACAAAAGGTGGATACAATTTTTCCACCTTCTGATCGGTATCGATCACGTTTTCCTTAGAGTTGTTTATCGTGTTCAGAAAATCTTTTAATTGCATTATTCAAACTCACAATCCATCATCAACTGGCAAACCATTGCCATATTGTTGATTTCTTGGTCTGCTACGAAAGCAGCCTTGTACTGGTATTCTGCCACGATCAGAACCATACCGGGAACCGTTGGTTTCTTTAGGACTTGATATAGAGCATCGTAGAGCTTTCTGAAGAAGTCTGGAGATCCCGTCTCGGGGCTGGTTGCTATCCATTTCCTACAGGAAGCAAAGTCCTTCTTTTTCATGTATTCGACCAATTCCTTTACATTTTCATCCTGCTTGTTGGCAAGGATTCCGATGTCGATCTTACCGGAGGCCGAATATTTTTGCAGTTCATTGATGACCCTGCGAAAATCAGGAAAATACTTGATGATGAGGTTTGCGATGACTTCGGTCTGGTATTCGACCTTTTCCTGCTTAAGAATCGATTCGCATCTTGCCATCATCTTCTTGGCAATATCCGATCTTTCCTCCGGAGGAAAATTGAAGTCAATTACCGTGCATCTGCTGTGCAGAGGGTCGATGATTCTGCTCTTGTAATTGCAAGTAAGAACAAAATTGCAATTAGGAGCAAACTCCTCAATTGCCCCTCTGAGCGCAGGCTGCATGGACTGGGGATTTGCATAATCAAACTCATCTAGAATGATTACCTTCTTGCCCCCGTGCAGCGACTTGGTAGACGCGAATGACCTGATTGTGGTACGAAGAGTATCGATGCCGTTTTGCTCTGAGCAGTTGATCACGATATGATCTAGTCCCAAGTCTTGGCAAAGCGCTCTTGCAATCGTGGTCTTTCCAGTTCCCGGCTTGCCGGAAAGCATTAGATTAATCATCTTTTTGCTCTTAGCAATTCCGGAAAAAATACCATGCAACTCTTTGGTAAGAATGCAATCAGAAATAGATTTGGGTCGATACTTCTCGACCCAAATCAAGTCAGCAATCTCTGGTGAGATCATTTATTCCTCAGTTCTTTTCTACTGCGATGTAGTAATTCAAGCCGATGCTTGAATGGGCAAACTTGCTAACGATGCTGTCGGACAAAGATACCGTATAATCCCCGGGAAGGAGCTTTAGATTGCCCATGTCCAGACCATACGAGAAATCGTCGCTGCATTCGCCCACTTCAACCGAGTAGGAATTTGAGCTAGGATCATTCTTCTTGGAGACAGTCATGGAAATAATCCCATTCTCGCCCTTGATCTCCACGTCAGAGACCTGCAGTACCGATGCCGCCTTCGTCAGCTCTGAGAATGTGCTGTGAGTCAATTCAAACTCTTGAGTGAACTCAGGAACAGACAGGTTCTTCTTCGGGACAGTCAGCAAAGAGGCTGATGCATAGAAGTACTTAACCGAAGAGTTGTTAGACTGAATCGAGACATACGAATCATTGAACTCAAACTCCGGCTCATCAAATAGACTGATTACCCCTAGGAACTGACCAAGATCCCAAATGGCTACCTCCACGGGAAAAACTTCTTCTACCTTGGCCTCGGCCAAAAGACACTGGCTCGGTGCAATTGTCTTGAGCATGTTTCCGGGCTTGATCAACAGATTTGAATTGATCGAAGCAAAGTTTTTGAAAACTGAAAGAGTGTTACGAGACAGTTTGATTTTAGTTTTTGTCATCATTGTTCCTATTATACACTGAATCACCATCGGAAATCAAGCCTTCTATGATCTGTTTTCCTTTATATCTGTCATTGCGACGTTCGCGCTTGTTGCGCTTGCGTCCGTTTTCATTGCGAAACTTATTCTTCTTTGAACGGTTTGTAAACTTTTGAAAATTTTCTTCATTCATGGCTTATACAATTTTAATCTTTGAAAAGTTGTTTTTCTTTTCTACTTGGATTCCTTGGTCAAACTTATCTATTAACTGATCACTTTTGTGTGAAATAATGAATACTGAACATTTGTTTTTCATTTTGGAAAGTATTTTTAGGAAAGTCTCTGTTCCTTGTCCATCTAAGGATGAATCTAAAATTTCATCGAATATCAAAAGATTGCAGTTGAGGCTGTTCTTCATCTTTGCAATTTCACGCCAAGTCAAGAGAATGGCCAAATCGATTCTTTGTTTCTCTCCCTCGGAGAAAGAAGAATAAGAGAATTCATCTCTATATCTGGATTTGATGGTTTCCTTAAATTCCTCGTTAAGGTTGAAATCGACATAAAGATTGAGTCTTTCAAGATACTTGTTCACGTAATTGTTAATTATAGGAACGTAATGCTTGATTATCTTGCTCTTCAGGCCGCTATCGCGCAGCATATCATACACAACATCATAATGTATCTGCTCCTTGACTGCCTTTTCGTATGTTTCAGATTTTTCAAGTATTTCTTTTTTCGTTTCGTTAATTTTATCATAAATTTTGTTGTTGTCTAGATGTTTTTTCTCAAGATCTTCAATTTCTTCATTCATCTCATCAATTCTGTTCTGAAGAATTTGTTTTTCTTTTGAAAATACACTTTGATCGATGTTCCATCTTTTCAACGTTGAATTTAGTTCTTCTCTTTTTTCCTCCATTCCAGATAAAGCTTCAAGCTTAAGAGAAATTTCTTTCAACGCCGTCTCAAATTCATCACGCTTTACATACTTATCATTCAAAATATTGCACTTTGCCTTTTCATTGAGTTCTTGGCCACAGCAGGAACACGATGATTTGCCTTCTGTGTTTGCAATTTCTTCCATCAAAGATTCATATTGAGTTTTCATCTTCGTCTCAAGAATCTTCAATGAATTCAATTTTTGAATTTCTTTTTCCTTTTCGTTGATCGTTTCCTTTATCTTCTTGATATCATCTAAAAGAGAGGAATTCTTGGCATCAACCTCTGTCTTCTCGGATTCCAGATCGACTATCTTTGCTCTGTTCTTTTCGACCAACTCTTCATGGTTTTGCTGAACTTGCCTTAATATTTCTTGCTGGGACTTAAGCTTTTCCTTCGCAATGGTGAGCATTCCGTTGGTAGTCTGTATCTCGCTCTTCAGTTCGGAGAGCTTGCACTTCACGACCGTTCCCATTGCGGCAATGATGTCGAGATCCAGAAGTCCTTCGATGATCTTTCTTCGCTCTGCCGGAGTCAACTGCATGAATGGAATGAAAGAGCTCTTGCCCAAGATGACCACTTGCTTGAAAGCAGCATAGCTGAATCCCAAGATTGTTTGCTCAAGCATTTCTTGGTAGTCTTTGGACTTGGCGTTCTGGTTGATCATTTCGCCATTCTTGAATATTTCAAATAATTTAGGACTCAATCCCCTGCGAACAAGGTATTGAGTCTTTCCTTTGTTGAATTCAATCTCTACCAAGCAGTTCTTGCCATTCACTGCATTGGTCAACTGAGGAATATTGATTGGCCTGAAAGGCTTCCCGAAAAGACCAAAGCACAAGGAATCAAGAAAAGCAAATGACTTTCCGTGGCCGTTTATCCCCGTTACCAAAGAGAGCTTCTTGGTATCTAGATCTATTTCGCTGAAGTTGTTGCCGAAAGAACCAAAATTTTTAAATCTTACTTTTTTGAACTCAATCATCTATATCCCCTGCCAAGGCAGTTTGATAAGTTGTAGTAATTATATCATGCAACATATTTTTGTCAACCTTCTCTTCAATAAGATTGACTTCCTCATACAGAAGCTGCAGAGTATCTTTTTCTATATCTATGTCCAGTTCTGTCTTTTCTTGTTGAGTTTCTTCCGCGATTGCAAGCTCCGCAACCCCGACCTCATAGAATTTATCAATAAACTTTTCAAACAAATTGTTCTTCGTTCTCTTCTTCACAAATATCTTGACGAACGAATTTTTATATGTTTCAAAGTTTAAATTTATCTTTTCATCTTCATTATAATCTATAGTGAAGAATATCTTCTCCGGATTCTCGATAAACTGAAGTTCTCTTGTTTCAAAATCAAATACATGGAATCCCTTCTTCTCCCAAACGTCAGAAAAAGACATTTGATATTGGGTTCCCAGATAGTAAATATTGTCTCTACGGGAGGATACATGGTAATGTCCGGTCAATACATATTCAAACTTGGCAAAATGACTTGGGTCGTATCCGGCATCTATAAACACCCCACGAATGCTCTGAAACCCGGCCAGTTCAAGATGTCCCATCAAAATAGAGCAAGGAACATCTTTGATGAACTCAGCGGACTTTTGCTCATTCTCTGGATTGATCCAAGGCAACAATGCGGCGCAATACTTGTCCTCTGGACCGAAGTTTACCATAGTAGGTTCCGAATAGACTTTCCAGTTCTTGTATTTGGAAAGAAGTTCGGTAAGAGAATTCAGTGAGTTGTTATTGCGAAAAAAAGTATCATGGTTTCCGCAGATGATGTGATTCTCTGTCCCCAATTTTTCAAACACATCCAGAACCCGCTCTCTTACTTGATTGAGCGTTCTGAAGTTGATGTATTTTCTACGGTCGAACAAATCACCCAAATGAAACACATATTGTATTTTATTTTCCTCGATATAAGGAAAAAGCTGGTTCTCAAAGAACCTGATGAAATATTCGTTTACCGTTGTCGAGTCTCCCTTGAATCCGAAATGAGTGTCATTCAGAATGACTGCCTTACACATTCAAGGAACCTCCGTCTGGTGTCTTTTTCTTGCGGCCTTTCCTCTTGCCAGCAAGTTGCTTGTCCATCTTTTCCACCTCGGCTTCACCGATTCCAAAAGCATCCTTGAAGCCGTTCTCTACTCCGGAAAACTTTTCGTTGAACCATTTGTGGAATTCAGGATCGTTCTTGCTTTCCGCAAGCTTGTACTGTACGTACTTTTCCTTCTTTTCCTTGTTTATGATTCTTACAAAAGAGAACCAGCAAATCTGGGTAAGATATCCGAACGGAGACTTTGAAACGTCCGGATCAAAGTTATCGATATACGTAATGCAATTTAAAACCGCGTCGGAGACCATCTCCTCGCGGTAGCTGTAATTGGCAAAGTTGGGACGGTAAGATAATCTACTGGCTATCTTTAAAATCGCATCGCCTATGTAATCGGGTAACTTAGGCTTCTTTTTTCCCGCGTCTTCTGCTTCTTCCTTCTTCTTCTTGTAATCTACTAATTCTTGGTACAGACGGGCGTTATCTACATAATCGCCATCCTTGTCTTTTTTCTTCTTGGGTTTCTTCGGTTTTGACTTTGCCATGTGATGATTATACCATAAGTTGATATAAAAATCAAGTAGATGGATTTACCATACTATTGATCCACTCATAGGTCTTTTTTAACCCTTCATTCAACGGAGCGCTTGGAGCCCAATTTAATTTTTCTCGCATTAGAGTATTATCAGAATTTCTTCCGCGAACTCCCTCTGGTCCGGGTTTATTTTGAATTGTAACATTTTTATTTGCAATTGACATCACTCGGTTTGCAAGTTCATTGATTGAAACCATTTCTTCAGAGCCAATGTTCATTGGTCCCAAAAAGTCTGATTTCATAAACTTTTCAATAGTGTCTAAACACTCATCAATATATAAAAATGATCTTGTTTGTTTTCCGTCTCCCCAAATTTCAATGGATCTACCTTCTTCTGCTGACGCAACTTTTCGACAAATTGCTGCCGGGGCTTTTTCTTTTCCATTATTCCAAGATCCATAAGGACCAAAAATATTATGAAAACGTCCAATCCGAATAGGCAATCCATAATTTCTATTATATGCCAAATACATACGTTCACTGAATAATTTTTCCCAGCCATATTCGCTATCCGGAGCTGCTGGATATGCAGAATCTTCACTACAATTTGGATTGTTAGGATCTAATTGATTATACTCGGGGTATATGCAGGCTGATGAAGAATAAAAAATCTTAGGCATTTTTTTATATTGCACTGCACTGTTAGCAACATTTAAATTAATAATAGCTGAATTATGCATAACGTCTGCATCATGTTCACCTGTAAAAATATAACCGGCGCCACCCATATCGGCTGCTAGTTGATATATTTCATCAAAAGTTTCATTATTTAATTTTAATGCTGCTTCAACATTAATAGAGTCTCGCAAATCCAATAATAAAAATTCGTCTGCCTCTGATTTTTTATATTCGTGTTCTTTAATGTCTACGCCGCGAACCCAATATCCTCTACTTTTCAAGCGAGTTACAAGATGCCCACCAATAAATCCGCCTGCTCCTAAAACTAACGCTGTTTTCATAAATTTTCCTTTTTTACTTATAATAATTACATTTTATATTGTCTTGTCTAACAGAATTTTTCATTGGAATACTAGATAATTTATATTTTTCTACAAGATTAGTCAGAATACTCTGATCATATCTATGATCTTTAAATTCTGGAAAATTGTTTCCGTATATATTTTGTTCATCACTTATTATTTGATAATTGGAACAATAATACAACCATTCTTTTACAAAATTTTTAATAAATGGTGTATTTTTTAAAAATAAAACACCAGCTTCTAACTGAATTCTATCTGTGTAATTTGAATTTAAACAATTCATCATATAAAAACAATCATATCTAGTATATTCTTTTTGCAAAAATCCTCCATCAAAAAACAAATAGTCTTTGTCAAAAATTAATTTATCAATTTTTTCTTTAAATTCTAAAATGTTTATTATACAGTCCGCACTATCCAAATAAAATAATATTTCATTATCTTGTAATAATGATAAAGTTTCCAAAATATAATATGGTTTCCACAAGCAATATCCCGCTCCTGTTGGAACAGATAATATTTTTTTATGTTCTTCGTAAAAAATTGTTTGTTTTAAATCATTTTCATCTTTAATAAAACTTTTATTTATAATACCACTCTCTATTAATTCTCTTGAAGTTTTTTCTTGAAATGATTTATATTTTTCATTGCAATACATAAGTAAACAAAAATTATTCATAAATTATAAATGGCTCCATGTTGGTATGCGATATTATTTATATCTATTAGTTTACAATCATTCAATAATAAATTAATGCCCAAATATCTAATAGGAGCATCGCCCCATCTTTTAGTATAAATTCCTCCTGACTCTTTTATATACTCGTAAAAAGCTCTATAAGAAGATCCTTTAAACCAAGATATTTTTCCTATTTCAAAATTATTGTAATACATTTTTCCAGAAGGTATGTTTAAAATTTTTAATTTATCTTTTACATGCTCACTTAAATCTGAAAATTTTTTACAATATTCCCACAGACCTTCAACAACTTTTGAATTGTCAATTTGCACTGCGGCTCCTATAAAACCATATATGGCATCATGATGGCGCATCATATCAAAAACATTATATGTAACTTTTTTTAAAATATAAGAGTCGGTGTCTAGCCTCATATAATAATCGTAGTCATTCAATCCAACTTGCTGATATAGCTCTCCACTAAAAAAATTGCACATATGTCTATATCCTAGACTAAATCCGGGATGCCCCCATGCAATGGGCCCATTGCCATGAGTTGGGTGCGGAAAATATTCAAGAATATTTTCTAATATACTAGCTGGATAATTTGGAAGTTTAAATTCTATTTCAAAAAATTTAAATGAAATATTTGGAAATGTTTTTATTAAATCAGGTAACCTTGAAATAAATTTTTTTTCGTGAAATACAACGACATCGCAATTAAATGTTTGAAGATAATTTTCATACAATAGCGATAAACTTTTATAAAAATCTTTGATATTATCTTCGCTATTGCCTGCCAAATAAACAACACAATCTTTCATATATACTGTTTCCAGTTAATTGTTGGAGACTGTAAGTGGTCGCAGTGAGTCGCATAACCAGGCATCGGAGTCACCAACACTTTGCCTTGTCGTCCTAAGTCTACAAATTTTTCATGATCTCTTGAGACGCCATTATTGGAATATACACTGTAAATTTCATTTGTATGATAATCTTCTGTTAACTGTTTATATTTAACTGCATATGTATTGCAGGTAGAGGGAGTAGTTCTCCAATGGCATTTGGAAGTACAATAAATTTTAGAAAATAAATCTGGGTAATGTAAATACTTGTCTAAATGATCGTATAAAGATACGTAATGGACGGGCAATTCAAACGCCTCTCTCATAGCCACATCCCAGTTAGGTCTATGTAGATAATCATCTTCTACAAAATAAATTATAGTATCCGGATCATAATTTTTTTCTCTAACATAATTCAACATAAAAATAAAACTGCTTGCCTCAGTACCACAGTTTATGTCAACCACATTTGTCTCGTCTTTCAAAAAAGTTTGATTGCGGGGGCCAAAGTGATTGTCGTATATAATTGTATAATTGCAATTTGGTTTGTTGGCTTCTGTTTTAAAATTTTTAAATATTTTTTCTTTGTCAAACCAATCCGGACGATGCCGATTAGGTATTGCTGAGTTTGGGGAATAAAAACAATGACGGATAAAAATTTCAATTTGCATAATAAACCAATGTTCTATTTGTCACTTCCAGTAACTATACATGTTTTTTTCTATTTCATATTTCATAATTTTTAGATCTCTGTTTGGTTCTTTTATTGCCCATCCAAACATTTTTTCTATCAAATCATGCAAATCTGTTTTGTCTTCAAAGTTTAAAGAATGCTTTGCCTTTGCGTGATCGCAATAGGCATGCTTCACTTCGTGTCTTGGTTCCCCATGTTCTATGGAGACATCATAGTTGTATTTTTTTGCAACTTGTTTAACTATATTTGCAGCTTCATTAAGGGAATAATATTTGTCTGCTCCTATATTAAACAACTGACCATCATTTTTGCACATTAATGAATCAAATGGATCCATGTAATACTTTATATCAGAAAATGCGCGTGTTTGCTCACCATCACCATATACCAACAAAGGTATTCCATTTATTGCTTTTCTGATGAATATTCCTATTGCATTTCTGTATCTATCCCAGATATTCTGATACATACCGAGAACATTGTGCGGTCTAATAATATTGTATCTCAGACCAAATTGTTTGTGCGCTTGCTTTATGTCAAGTTCAACAGCATACTTGGCAATTCCATAGGGATCTATTGGAACTGGCAATAAATCTTCAGTGAATGGAGCTGGTTGGTTGCCGTAAACGGCCATACTAGAAGTGAAAACCAATTTACTATTAAAATTTACACAACAATTTATGACATTTGCGGAGCAAATAATGTTATTGGTATAGTTAAAATTTCTAATAAAAGGAGACAAACCTTCTGCAGCATAAGCTGCAAAATGATATGTACATTCCGGTAAATGCTTTTTATAAATGTCTGTTAATTTATCTTGATCAAGGATATTCAATTCATAAAAGGTGAATGATGAATGAGACGGAAGAAAACTCTTATAGCCGCCAGAAAAATCATCTATCCCTATTACAGTGTGTCCATTATTCAGGCAATGGCGAGCATAATTGGCACCAAGTAAACCAGCACACCCAGTAATCAAAATCATCATATCATGTATCCTTTAAAGAAATTAGTTCATGTGTATTTATGAAGTTTTTTCCATGCCAGCCAAAATGCTTTGTTTTATCAAAGTATATTCGCGAATTCCATGATGAACCAAGTTCTATGCAGGGATTCTCATATGAAAAACTTACAGCAACATCAAATGGTGCAAATTTAATTCCGTATTCAATCGCGTCCTCATATACGCGAGTACACAGAAAACTGTCTTCTCCTATGCCATCACACGTAATATATTGAGATGAGAATTCTAAAAATTTTTTGCTTCGAAGCGAGAAACCACCATTCCCAACTCTATTTTGCGGAAAATGTTTTTTCATGTATTCCTGCTGCGATAGGAATTGTCTTTCTATCCAATCCATTTCACTCGGCCAAGGAGCTCCTATATAATCATATTTTAAGAATTCATCGGTCCAGAGAGAAGGATTTACTATATGCCCATCATCTTGAATTATTAAAACATAATCGGTTTTAATGTGTGGACTTAAATGCAATACAAAATCGTTATATGTTTCCCAACTTAATTTTGTTATGTTTTTTACAGTAACATCTTGATAAGATGAACCGTCATCGGTAAACAGTAAAACATCATGGAAATTAAAAAATTTTGAACAATACTTTAGAGCTTTATATGATTCTCTTGGATTAACGCAATTAATAGATGCCAAAGTAATATTTTTTAAATTACGCATTTTTAATCATTGCGCTTTCTTCTGAAATAAATTTTAAATATTTTTCAGTTTTATATCTAATCTCATTACCAATAAAACCATTTTCATCTATTTTTTGCAAAACATCTACCAACTCAGTATCAGCATGTATTGTCTGTAATGTAAAATCATTCATAGGAATATGTTTCATTAAATCATTTCTTACGAAATATAAATTTCCAGTGGAACAAACTAAAGTATAACCTTTTTCTTTTCCAAGTTCGTAAAAAGCTTTACTTGAAACTGGACCAGAATAATTACAAATATACTGATCACAAGGTATACCAGTATCATATTCTACTATAACAATTTTTGGAGAATAATTTATTAAACTTTTAAAAATTTGATAATCTACAGAATCTACATCAATAGATACTAAAATTAAATTATCATTTGTTATGTTAAATTTTGATTTTAATAAAAGATTGTCTAAACTATTATTATCGTGATTTGGAGAAACCATACAATTCATAACTTCAACATTTGTAAAATTTTTACATAAATCAAATAATTTTTTTGATCTGAGAAAATCAGATTCTATTAATAAAGCTTTATAATTTTTATTTGCCCATAGATTAAAAACATTACTAATGTACATTCCATCCCATGCGCCAAATTCTACTACAACACCGTCAGTTATATTTAAATCACTTAATATTTGTTCAATTATCCCATCATCACCATTTTGGCTATAAATGTTTTTTGCATATTTGAGATAATGCGAATTGTTTTTATTGTCGATTAAATATTGTTTTAAAGATTGCATAATGTTATTCTACAAATAGTTTACCACTTGGGTATAATATTCCACTTCATACAAATATTTTTTATCTATCACTGACATTGATAAACTCCGTATGCACAATCAGCTCCATGAAACTTTCGTGAAGGGTGTTCTCTGCCGGGGCAAGTATAATGCTTTACACAATCTCCAAAATAATCCTTGAAATCACTTAAACTGAACGAAAAAGGATGTTCATTGTTTGTACCACAATCAATAGGTTCAAAGAATCTTATAGTCTTTGAATTTTTTTTACATTGATCAATTATATAATCTGGATCCTGTACGTGATCAAGGACATTAAAAAGCCAGACTTCATCTACCGTTGGAAATTTGCAAATTTCAGCTCTATCAAAGATTCTTACTATATCTTTTCCTTCGTAATATTTGTTAGACTCTTCATAATATGTCGGCTCAATTACATAAGATTTTGAATAATTTTGGCAAAAAAACAAAGAAGATATTCTAGCACAACCAAGCTCCGCGATTGATTTTTTCTGCAAATCATTATTTTTTATGTCCAAATAATGAAAATAATAATTGTATGTTACTTTATAATGTTCATATGATTGCTCAATTGATTCTGTAATATGTCCTAATTTTTCTCCTTCTTGAGCTGAATACCATCTTTGATCTGTTATACGTTCACGATTTGTCATATTTTTCTACTTTCTATCGCTTGAGGTGAATGAATTAAATCCTTATGTCTATTATAAAATATTTTTGTATTTTTGTGATGAGCTTTTAATAACCATGCCGCCGGTGAACCAGAAACTCTAGTTCCTCCCCAAGAATCTTGTGTTATTATGTCTACCCAATAACAACCACACACTTTATTTAAGATTTTTTTAGCTCTATAGCAAAAATCATGATCATCCATGTCTTGCGGACTAAATTCCTCATCAAGGTAATTTAATTTTTGTAAATCCTCATGAAGAATCATCAGTGGACCACGATTCACCGAGCTTCTTATTGCAAATTCTTCTCTTGGAGTGTTTCCTCTATGTGCGTGATCTACGTGGTTCAAAACATCGCACCAGCAATGGTCCAGTTCATTAGGCAGATTTAAATGGAGTGTGTGAGGATTAAACTGCCAATTATGAGCTGTACGAGAAGTGACGGCAAATACATCACCAAAAGAAAATGGTTTTACCATTCTTTCATTCCAAGCATACTCATTTATAATCATATCGTCTTGAATAATTGTGCAATATTTGCCTGAGCTATTTTTTAGTCCAACGTTATTTGACTTTGTCTCAAATACATTCGGCGTTTCAAATATTCTTATTTTATCAAACTTATTATGATAATCGTATACTATTTGACTAGACCTATCCGAACAACCATCCAATACCACAATTAGCTCGTAAGATCCTGTAGTATTATTCTTAATGCCCTCTAGCACACGCGGAAGCAAAAACTCTTTATTGTGTATTGTTAATATTAAGCTGTGCATAATTTTTTATAAGAATCATACTTTTTTAAATATTCTTGGCTTCTGTAGTATGTTTCTATTGACTCTTTGTTTTCTTGTATTAAGTAATTGTGAAGTTTATAAATTTTATGCAGATTAGATGGCTGTGATTGCGTAGAAGGTGGATGTTCTTGGTGATATACCAAGCTGTCTAACCAAATAACTCTATATCCTAATTTTTGAAATCTAATGCCACGTTCTTGGTCCTCTGGACACCAATGAATATAATTTTCATTTTCCATAAAACCTTTTATGTAACAATCAGTATTAAAAAATTGTACATGCCCATATTGGCTGGGCCACGGACTTCGTTGATCTGGTGTTAAATCATCAATATTTAATGTTTTATAAAATTTATCCAGTCCCGGTGTATCCGAAAATATTCGTATTTGTCCTAATCCATCATAATAACCATTTGGTTGCAATGTATTGAATTTATAAGGATATATAACATCTGCTTGATTTGTTAAAATTAATTGTTCTGCAATTTCATATAAGTGTTTAGGCAAAAAAACATCTGCATCATAATTTGCAACGACCGGGGTATCAACTTCATTTAACATTTGATTTATTAAACGAGTTCGATGGAAAAAATTGTTTTGAATTTTTTCAAACTTATATTTTATACGATCTGAATTATAGTGTTTTACATCAAATTTGGGATGATCATCACATTCAGTGATTATTATTTTGGAATCGGTATTTTGAAGCAAATACCTCAAAGTTATATCTATATTTTTTTTTCTTTGTTCTGAATCAATTTTAACCGGAATAATTGATGTTAAATTGCACATAATAATTTACTGACTTTCAAGCCACTTTAAAATATTTATAGTTGGTTTCCAATCAATTTCTTTTTGAATTTTTTCTATTGAACATAGATTATTTTCAGCTTCACCTTGTCTTGGTGGTATAAATTCAATATTATCTGATATGGATTTTGCAAGATCTATAATCGTTATAGCCGAGCCCGAACCGATATTGAATACATTTCCAGATTTTATATTATCAACATCCCAATGTTCCATGGCCAATATGTTTGCTAGTGCAACATCTTTTACGTAAATAAAATCTCTTTCTTGCAAGCCTGTTCCAACAACCGTAAGTGGTTGGTGATTTGCTTTTTGTTTCAAGAAAATGCCTGTCACCAACGCATAAGGTCCATGCGAGGGGGACCGTTCACCGAAAACATTAAAATATCTAAAAATACAAGCATTGATATTAAACAGTTTTACATAGTTTTTTATCAATAGCTCTGCAGCATATTTTGTAGAGGCATATGGATTCAGACAATCTTCTGGTAGGTCTTCCTTAATAGGTAGAGAATTTGTTAACCCATATACACATGAGGTAGACGAAAATATAATTCCTTTTATTTTATGTTTTTTGCAACACTCAAGCAAATTAAGAGTTCCACCAATATTTACATCTACTGCTCGTCTTGGATTTAATATTGAATTTTGCAACCGAGATTCAGCGGCCAAATGAAATATAAAATCGCAGTTTTCTGTTATTTTATCCAAAAAATCCATTTCGCATATAGAGTTTTTATGATATTCTGCTTTTTTGTTGTAATAAAATTTTTCATTGTCAGCAGAACAATCATCAATTACAATTACTTGATGGTCTCGTTCTACCAACATATCAACCAAGTGACTGCCGATGAAGCCACAACCACCTGTTACAATTATTTTCATCCAATAAACTCCTTATATGAATCAGCCACTTTTTTCTTTAGCTCTGTCGTTGAATACCCGTGCGATCTATCTGTATATATGATCTTGATTGGAAGATAATCAGCGGTATATGGTTTTGTTCTATAATCATCTCCCAAAAATCTGACATCATAAGATCCAAGTTCCAATTTTATGGCAAGTTGCTGTTCATCGGTGTATGAAATTACATCATCAACATACCTAATTGACTTTAGGATTTCCATTCTTTCTTCAAGAGTGTGAACTGGACTCATTTTCTTTCTTTCTGTTGACGGATCATCGTGCAATAGAACACTAAGGTGGGTGCAGTGTTCTTTGCAAAATTTAAATAACTTGCAATAGCCCGGATGTATTAGATCGAATGCTCCAGCTACAACTCCGCGAGTTTTGCAAAAGGTATTTCGCCAATCTGCAGCATTTATTGCCTTATCATCTATGATTACATCGTAAGTGGGTTTACGATTCATTATTAGTTCATCATATTTTATACCCCACTCCTTTAATTGCCTTTTTGTGAGTTCTGTCCAATCTCTACCGCTGCTGGATCCGCGTCCAGTGAATATCAAAATTTTATTTCCCATCATCCAAAGGGTATTTACTTTTTCTATCGCCCGTTGTATTGGGGATGCAGTGGCATAGTCACCACCAATAGCCTTGGTACAAAGCGTCTCATCAAGATCAAAGCAATAAATCATTATATCACCGAATGTAAGATAATTTCATGAACACACTCAACAACACCATAATTATCAGAATCAACCCAAAAATTCAATAATGACTTCTCTGCATATTTTGTTATCAATGAATTGTTTGATTCAAATCCCGAAAGAATGATGTACTCAATTTCATTTTCAAGACAATATTGAGCGCAATTTAAAATATTTTGAGAATTACCAGAAGAGCTTATTAAAATTACAAGACTATTTTTTGTGGAAAATTCTGATAGATATTGTTTGAATGCATTCTCATACCCATAATCATTAGAATAGCATGTTAGCCTAGCACCGTCTGTAAATGCAATTGCTTTTTTCTTTAACGCTTTTGTATAGTCTTCGGCTATATGAGACGAAATAGCGTTGCTGCCACCGTTTCCTAATATAATAATTTCCGATTTGGTGTCTAATACTATTTTTTTTAAATAATCCAAATCAATAAGATTTAAATGTTTAAGAGCTGAGTCTATTTTATTTATAAAATTATTCATAATATTTTTTCAATACCACTATTGCTCAATTCTACTTTAATAAATTTATGATGTGTTGGAAGATTTTGTGCTTCAAAGAAAGCTAAAAAAAATCCTCCATTGCCAGCACCGCATAGCTTGTGTGCTACGCAACCAGGATATTTATCCAAATACTCATCCAAGTCTTTCAATGATTGCTCTTCTAAAACACTCTTTGATGTTCTTTTTTTTTCTTCCCAGCCAGCCTTTATCAATCGCAAAAACTTTTCATAGTTTCCGTTTAATATCATTTGTTCTGATTCAAATACCAAAGGATTAAAAGTATCGGTATCTGGAACATTAACATTTTTTAAAATACTAGTAGAGTTTCTGGTAAGACCTGTAAATACTAGATATGGAACATAATAATTAAAAAAAGATGTCGGTAAAAATGTATACTTTGGAAGACTATTTTGAGTAAATTCTATTTTTTTAAATCCACCAATTCCACATCCGAAAACATCTTGTTGCCCCAAAAGCGGATTTATTAATTTTTCTAAAATGTGCGCTTTAGCCGTACACTCAATATCAGAAAGATGTGTCTTGTTTAACTCGGAAATAGCTTTTACCAAACAACAAGAATACGAAGAAGATACAGCAAGCCCAGAGCCATGCGAAAATACATCGCTAGTCATATGGATTGAACAAGGATAGACTCTTTCTTTTTCAAAAAATAATCTTACAAGTTCATTTTTAATTTCTTTTATTGTATTTACTTCTTCTCGCTGAGAATAATTTACAATATACTTTTGATCAATGGTATTACGTCCAATTTTATCCCTGTAAATAGAAACATAAGTATAAATTTTTGGAGTAAATGAAATAACAGATCCCTTTCCATGCTTATCTACATAAGCATCAAGATCGCTGGACCCGCCTACCAAAGATATTCTTACAGGACATCTAACTGTAATCATATTACAATCCAATCTTCTGCATAAACATCATTCCAAATTTTTGGCATATGTGGTGCTGTACCGAACCATTGCTTTGGCGCTATTGTTTTTTTGCTATTGCTTAACCAAGAACCCCACCAGCTAAATGAACTATTTGCAATTATATGATATTCACATTGTGTCATTAAACACATATCTATAAATTTATTATTTGTACCACATGCAAAAACTTTTATTCCCAAATCTTTAAAAAATGGTAATGCCAAACTATAATCGTCGCTAAAAAGCATAATATTTGCATCGCTTGGTAGCATTTGGATTGCTGTTTTATAATAGTCAGTAGAACATATTGGATGAGAATCTTGAAATTTTAAATAGTCTCCCAGCCTAATGTGTACTGATATTAATTCTGAATCTCTTCCGTTTAATAATTTTTTTGTTTTTATTTTAATTTCGTTATTAAAATTAAATTCTTTAAACATTAAATCATTTTTGCAATTTTTAAAATATTTTTCACTTTGAAAATATCCTTTTAAATTTGTATTATCAGGAATATTTTTAATGTTAGTATCATAAGAAAAGTGAGGTTCTTGATAATAAGATGAAAAATAATGGCCCTTTAAATCTTTTGCCGATAATGAAAAACACTCTGGTAGACAAAAATTAAAATAGTCATCATTACTTTTATTTAAATACGGAATTCCAATTTCATAGTTTAGTTCTTTACCAAGCGCGTATAGCGTGGCATACTGAAACATTTGATTTCCAAATCTACCATTATTTCCTAAATTTGTCATTCCAATCATACTGGCACCTGTATTCCTAGCTGTACGTTTTCTTCTCTTACGGGGAAATCGCTATTCTTATCAACCAAAGGCTTTGATGTCACCGCTTCCCATTGATTTGCACTTTGTCTTTGGTTTGCCTGAACGAAGAATGGCGTGTTCGGAGTAATGACATTGAATCTTTCCTGAATCAATGCGCAGCCATTGTCAAATGGAATCTTCAATCTGTATGCAAATACCTTTGCAATGTCCGCTACGGCTTTTCTATAATCTGGATTCAAATATAGAATAGCATGAGTAGCCAAAATTTTTCCTATTCTTAAGAAGTATTTGTTCACTCTCTTGGATAGATAATGAGGATTACCAGAAGACACTCCAAGATATACGGCATCCGTATTGTCCGGAACCTCTATCATGGGATGAAAGTCTTGGGTAAACTCGGCATCGTCTTCCAAAATTAAAAGAGGACACGAATAATTTGCGTCCTCCAATATATCAATATGAGATTGTGCACATCCTACGTAATGCTTGATGGTGTCTGGTGTGCCATGAGGAGGTGCTATTTGTCTTGCAGATTTTCGATATGTTTGTTCAAAATTGTGAGTATTGAACCTGTGCTGCATGATTTGCGCATTTCCGGTTGCACTGTCAAGATTAATCCATACTGTTTGAATTTTTCTTAAATCTATAATCATATTTTCGACTTTAAAAAGATTTTACACTATTATACACTTTTTAAAAAACTTGTCAAGTACTTCTTGACAACCCCTTTAAGATACTCTATAGTATACTTATAATGAATTTAGAAGACCTTAAACAGGAAATTAAAAAGGATTCTTTAATAGACTCTACAGAGTTAGCTAAAGAGTCTTTAAGAACTCCTTCAGTACATGGAAAGTATCTCTCAATACATGCAGATCTTAAGACCGATCTGCAAAAGTTGCGCAATGCACTTTCCGTGATGGAACTCAGAAAATGGATGGTGTACAACGGAAAGGCCAGCCAAGAAGAATTGGAAAAATGGGGAGAAGAACCTTTTGAGTTGAAGATAATGAAAACGGACATAGATCGTTTCATGGATGCAGACCCCACTTTGTTAAAAATTAAAAACGACATCAACACTGCAGAGATAAAAGTAAAAATGGTGGAAGATTTTATCAAAGTTCTTTCTAACAGAAATTTTGCAATCAAGTCCGCGATTGATTGGAACAAATTAGTAAATGGAATTTCATGATAAATAATTTGTGTACACTGTAATTGCGTCAGCAGAAGATAACACTAAGTATAAAATTGATTGTGAAGATTCTGTAAAAAGAGAACTTCGGTCTTATTTTTCATTTAAAGTTCCCGGCGCAGAGTACATGCCATTATACAAGTCTCGCATTTGGGATGGCAAAATAAAACTATATGAAATAAACAGTTCCACTCTTCCAAGAGGATTGAAGACTTATCTTCAAAAATTTTGCGATGAAAGAAACTATTATCTCATATTCGATGAAAAAGATACAAAAACTATAGAAATGGATGAAACCATTTTTGACAGTTTTTTCAAAACATTGAACGTAACCGTAAAAAATCAAGAAGTAAATCCCCATGATCACCAGAAAAAGGCGGTCATACATGCACTTAAAAGTTGCAGATCTGTGATTGTTTCTCCCACGGGAAGCGGAAAATCTTTAATCATATATTTGATAATTCGATTCTTGTTGCGATACTGCTTAAAGGCTCCCAAAAAAATTCTGTTATTGGTTCCCACTGTAGGTCTGGTCCAGCAAATGGAAGCAGACTTTTTTGATTATTCCAGAAAAGACAAAGGGTGGTCAGTAACCAAATTTTTACACAAAATTACTGCTGGCAAGGAAAAGGACACAAGTAAGCCATTGGTCGTTTCTACATGGCAATCCGTCTACAAACTTCCAAAAACTTGGTTTGATCAGTTTGATGCCGTAATTTTTGACGAGTGCCACCTAGTCAAGGCAGACTCCCTCGTAAACATCGGTAAAAAGCTCACAGAGGCTTGGTTTAGGCTCGGAACGACCGGGACGCTCGATCAGACCTTGGCGCATAAGCTCTCAATAGAGGGCACGCTAGGGCCCTCCATTCAGTTTATAACGACGAAGGGGCTAATAGGCAAGGGAGTCTTGGCAAAATTGGCCATAGACTGCATAATTTTGGATTATCCGGACGAAATGCGGAATAGATGCAAAAAATTGAAGTATCAGGAAGAAATGGGAATTTTGGTAGAAAATTCAAATAGAAACGAATTTATATCAAAACTTTGCGGGGAAACGGAAGGCAATACTTTGGTATTGTTCAATTACGTAGAAAAACACGGAAAACCACTTTATGATCTCATTCAAAAACGACATCCCGATAAAAACGTATATTTCATTTCGGGGAAGACTGACGCAGAAAATAGAGAAACTATTAGGAAAATCATCGACAGAGAAAAAAACGCAATTCTCGTTGCTTCTTTTGGCACTACGAGCACCGGGATCAACATCGTTCATCTTGACAATATCATCTTTGCTTCTCCTACTAAATCAGTAATAAGATTGCTTCAAAGCATAGGACGCGGTCTAAGAACATCGGAAAGAAAGCAAACTTTGAAAGTATTCGATCTAGTAGATGATCTTTCTTGGAAAAAACACAAGAATCATGTGTTCAAGCATTTCGAACAAAGAGTCAAGATATACGAAAAAGAAAAATTTGACTACAAAGCATTCAAGATAAAATTATAAAACTTGTTAAAAATAAATATTAGTAAGGAGGAAGCATGGAAGAAACAAATCACCAAGCTTCATCGTCCGTCAAAGTAGTCAAGTTTACAACTGGCGAAGAAGTAGTCGCCATAGTACAAGAAAAAGAAAATGAATTGGTTCTGACGGACCCGGCTAAAATCGTAGTTTACAGCACTTCCAATGAAGAAGGTCATGTCGTTGAATGTGTCAGATTGACCTCGTATCTAGGGAACGTGCAAGACAAGCAAATAACAATACTGAAGCAGTACATCATGTATATTTCAAGTCCGGTGGAGGACATACAAAGAATGTACGATGCTTACATAAAATTCATGAATGGAACTAGCGACGAGATAATGGCTGCAGAAATAGAAGAACCAGACACTATGGAACTCGCTTGGAACATGTTTTCAGATCCAGAGTTCGTAGAATTTTTGCAAGACATGTTTGACGATCATCTCGCAGAAAACGCAGAACTGGACGAAGAAGAGGTAGAAGAACTTGAGAGAGAATGGGAAAAGGAAATAGAGCCCAAAAAAGCAAAGAAACGCAAGTCCAAAATAGAAGAATTGAAATTACCGTACAATCCAGAAGAAGAAGCATCTGATCCAAGAAGTTGGTCGGATAATCCGGAAGATTATCTCAAATGACAAATATAAATCAATTACAGACAAACTATTATAACTTCAGCATAAACAAAGGCAGCGAAAACATAAAATTGTTTTGCCAGACTGTTGCGCTTCCGGGAATTCAATTGAACACCCAGCCGCAGCCTACCATTCTGGGCATTCAAATCCCAGTAGCAGTCAATACTTTTACGTTTGAACCGTTGAGAGTTGAATTTTTGATTGACGAAAATTTAGAGAACTGGAAAAGCATTTTTGATTGGATGAAGCAAATCGGAAACATATCAGATGACGTTAGCAATGTTCCATACAATCAATGGGCTACCAGCGCAAATTTGACTATTCTTGGGTCAAATTATTTTCCCAACATGAACATTGCTTTTTATTATGTTGTCCCGGTTGCCCTTAGCGGAATTCCTTTCAGATCCGATTCAAACGATTCGGCTCCCTTGAAAGCGACAGCTACTTTCTCTTATTCTTATTACGCATTCGAATAATTTAAAAAACCATTAAGCAAATGAAAAACCCTCGGGCTTTTGACCCGAGGGTTTTTTAGTGACTACTCAGCTACCTAGGATTATACTCCGTAGGTGTTACCGTGGAGACCAGTTACGCTGGTGAGACGGTAGTACTGATTGGCGCCAGACTGGGTTGAGAAGTCTGAACCAAAGGGAGTACCATCGGTCTTCAAGACGTAGGGGTTAGCTACCATGCCGTAGCGGGTCTTGAATGCGATGCGGGGCTGGAAGGTATCTGGAGTGATTGCTCTCATCATTTGCAGGGGGACGTATGGGCAGTAGAAGATACCTGCATCATACGGTGATTCGCCCTTATAGCCTGCGCAGAAGAAGTTTACGCCTAATTGAGAATACGGATCAATGTAGACGCGAAGCTTACCATTGAGCAAGCCAGCAAAGGTGCTGCCAGTGTCATCAACAGCCAATTGGGTGTTGAGGGCTGGTGAGAGGTTGAGGAAGCCTGACATTGCAAGGGCGCTGGCGACATCGCTTGAGACGATGACGAAGTTACCCTTACCACGACGGGTTTCCTTGGCGATTGCATTGCACTCACGCTCGATTTGGAAGACCAAGCCACGGAAGCGCTCGGCTGACCAACGACCATCTGAATCCAAGTCGAGGTTATAGGTGCCCTTGGCGGTGATGTCGCTTTGTTGCGAACCATCACGGGAGACCCAGTAAATGGTGCGGACGACTTCACGGTTGATTTCAGCAAGAATTTCTGTGCTGAGGAGGTTGGCCAATTCAGCTTCAGCGTCGAGACCGTGAACAGCCTTGAGGTCTTGAGCCAATTCAACGGTGTAACCGGATGACAGAGCACGGGTGCCTGCTGCTACTGCAACGCGGTCAATCGTGAATGACATTTGGTTAAGAACGTTGGTGGCGGTCGAAGCAGCACCGAATGAGAGACCTTCACCAGCGCTTGTCAACATTGCGCGAGCGCTGTTGAATGCTGTTGAGTTCTTGGCGTTACCGAATCCAGCGCTTGAAGAGGTTGGATTTACGCCGATGGTGGAAGGCGAAGTACCACCAGCAGCAGTGAAGCCGCCTGAAGTACCGCTTGCACCTGAGAAGCGAGCATCGGGCTCTTGGAATTGAGCTTCGTTGGTGATAGCATTGGCTGACCCGGGACCATACTTGGAGCGCATGGCGAAGATCAAACCGGTCGGTGCGGTCATTGGCTGAACGCCGCAGATGTCGTATGCCATGAGATTGGGCATGGCGCGACGGACCAAGCTGATGAGGATCGGATCATAACCACGGACGCCACCTGCTGCAGTTGATGCAACTGCGCTGCCGATGTCGTTTCCGGTAGCCATGCTGTTCTCGGTGAGGTACTGATCGCGCATGGCCTGTTCTTGGTTCTCAAGAAGGACTGCGGTAACTTTGGTCTTCCATTCGTTGCCGATTGAAGGGAGCGCCTCATGCTTGAGGACGGGGTCCCACTTTTCGGTTAGAATGTCGTAAGGGGTGTTGTCTTGAAAGCTCATTTTAGTGTTTTTCTCCTGTGAATTTTAATTATTTAGTGATTAGATTTTTCTAGCCAGCCTTGACAAAGTGCTGCTGTAGCTCTCGATTAGAGTGGTTGGTACAGAGTTGACTTTGCTGAATGTAGCTTCGGCCTCTGGCTGCTCCGAAATTACTGTTTTACCGCCAAGATAATGCTCCTTGAGGGTTAAAAGTTTGGTACGATAATCGTCAACATTGACAAATTCAATGTTTTCGATCAGTGATGCAAGCTTCTCAACTTGAGTATCGGCCAAATCCTTTGTCTCAGCGACAAAGATTCCGGCGCACTCTGAAACGAGAAGTTGCTTCTTTAGTTCGATGTTTTCGCGTAGAACTTCATTGAGGTCTCCTTGGAGCGAGTTGGCTTGCTCATACAGACCATCAAGAACGTTGTACTTCTCGGCAGGAACGTCAACATAGTGCATCTCAAAGAGTTTCTTGAGGCCGACGATGAAGTTTTCTGCCAAGGTGGACTTGATTCCGGTTTCTACGGCAAGCTTGTTGTCCTGCATCCATTCCTCAACTACGTAGTCGAGATAGTCATCGATCTTTTCGGTGAGGTTTACGGTGATGGTTCCGAGCTTGCTTTCAAATTCCTCTTGAAGAGCAGGAGCGATTTCCTCTGCAACTGCCTTCAATTTTTGGTCAACTGCTGCTTCGAAAAGAGTCTTGACTTGAACGAAGAATTCTTCTGAAAGATTTACTTCGCCAAGGAGAGAACGGAGGCTTTGTTCGAATTCTACTGCTTCGGCCATTTCCTCTTCCTCTTCCTCTTCTTCTTTTGCAACAGGAGCCATTGTCTGGGGTGCCATTCCACGCGGAGCCAATGTTGCTTGGTTAGCCATTGCGGTTCCGGGTTGTGCTACTGGTTCAACCTTCATTGGGGTTGCGCCATTTACGGCGAACGAGCCCTTGCCATTTACGTCATGTACGGCAGGAGCAACGTTTTCCTTGATAACATTCATTAGGTATTCGTTTGTCAGTTTGTCGCTCATTTAAGATCCTTTATGCTTTAGTATTTAGTTAATTTTTGAATTTGATTGAAATAAATATTTACCCACCAAAATTACTTTTTCTTGGAAACCGGAAGACCTAAAAGAGATTTCAAAGTATCCAAAGAACTTTCTTTTTTGTCGTGCATAGGTATTGTCTTGATTCCCAAATTTTTGTAATAATTTTCAACGCCAGTCATGTTTCTTATGGCTTCTTGTTGTGCCTTGACTTCTTGTTCTGCTCTTTTTGGCGCAGTTAACACTTGTTTTGCGGCTGTCAGCAATCCTCCGCCCAATCCACCTATTGCGGCATAAGTCTTATATGGAATGGTGGTGTATGAAAGAGCACTTGCTACTTCTTCTTTCCCAATTCCCGTAGAAAAATCTCGACCCATTAATTTTGGGTCAATCAATATATTTTTATTTGGCTCTCTTTTAGCAGCGACGGGAGCAACTTTTTTGGGGGTATTGGTTTGTCTGGGTGTAGAAACAGAATCCGCACCATCATCGATGCGTTCACAAATGTATTGAATTAATTTTTGAGAGTCTTTTCTCATATGCTTCTTAAGAAGTGCTCAAATACCTTGATCATGTTTCTTTCCAAGTTTCTGGCTGAACTCTTGGCAATTGTTC